CCATAAGGGAACCCTCAGCCCCTGCCTGCATTCCTGCGGCCCGTGGGCCCATTGCATAGCCTATAGTAGACTGATCAGCCCACTTCTGAGCGGGGGTTCTATCGGCTACTGTTGGTCCTGTGTAGTAGGAAGGGACACCTTCCTCGTACAGTCGTTGTGCCTCGTCAAAGCCTCCCAGTAAATAGGGTTTTTGCTCTTCCCAGGGGCCAGTTTCTGAGGTACTTACTTTTGTTCCGCCGCTCATAGTCTACCCTCTTTCTTTCCGTATTCCCAATAGTGCATAGCCCCATATTCTTCGGGAGTAACACCATTCTTCTTCCAGTTTTTATTATAATCATCCATAAGGTCGGGGTGTCTCCTGACGTAATCACCATAAGCCACCTCTGTTACGCCAAGACTTCCATCTGGCGTATCATCATACGGTTTATCAAACGCCGAAAGAAGACCAGGAGAGGCGCTAGAAGTGGCACTAGAAGTAGCGCTAGAAGTGGGGCTTATAACACCCCCAACAGATGTTTCCGCTCTGGGTAGGGCCTCGCTTAATAGCCCCCTCGTTGATGGTGCCAGTTCAGCTAACACCCCTTCAGAAAGCCCAGACCTTGAGCCCCATATATTCTCTGGAATATATTGCGATAGATATTCCTGCGATCCTGGCTGATATGCTAGACCACCCTGCCCACCAAATGGAGAACCAAACATCCATGCGCCCCAATCCTGTGCCGCAGGTGCAGCATAAGGAGATACTGGGGGTGTATAGGGCAACTGCCAACCATCAGGATTAAAACTTGTGCCTGCTATCAAGGGTTTAGCCTTTATGGGAGGGTCTTCTTTTTTCTTTTGCCCATTACCGTTCTCACTTTGTGGGTTAAATGGGTCTGAGCCCGTTATAGAGCCAGGACCAGGATCAGCAACGGTTCCATATGGGGTGGTAATACTATTCTCTATTAGTTGGACTTGCTGTTCGGGGGTCAGTGTATTTGTAAATATCGCCTCACCCGTAATGGGGTTTGTAAGCGTAACCTCACCCTCATCAAATATGCGCGTCCCAGTTATGTCGCTTTCAAGATTGCCAGTCAACACCCCCGAAGAAGTAGTCCCTTTACCCACTTTACCCGACATTACTGCATCCTCCCTTTAAGGTCTTTGGTGATGACGCAATATGATTGTTTCCAGTCTTTTAGTTTTCTAGCCATACCTTTTCTCGTCCATGCTTCTAGTGAGGAGCAGTCATTGCTTATAGCATAACCTTCCAATAAAGGAAGGAATTGATACCATGAGTCCATGTCTTTTCCAGATAATGTTATCACTCTTACTATTTTCTTTCTCGGGTACTGTATTATTTCTGTCACCATTGAGGCGATTATTTCTTTGTCAACTACTGCTATCCAAACTCTCAACTTCCCGTCATCAAGAT